GGGTGGAACTTCGGTTCCTCCCTTTTTTTATGAAAATTAAACTAACTTTCCAAAAAAACCTTTCGTTTTTATATCCTTTATATTTAAATTATGAAAAAACTATTACTATTACTCGCACTTTTACTTCTACTCACATCTTGCCAAAAACCTATAATCACTATTAAGTTAGATGATAAAATAAACGAAACATCAGGCCTTGAATTGGTTGATAAGGAACTAATAACATTTAATGATTCAGGTGGTAAATCAGAACTATATTATTTAAATAATTTTGGTAAAATTATTTATGAAAGAAAGGTAAGGGGTAAAAATACTGATTGGGAGGATATAACAAAAGATAGTACTCACATTTTTATTGGTGATATTGGTAATAACTATGATAATAGAACTAACCTCAATATTATAAAAATACCAATACATAAAGATAGTATCACATCAGAAATTATTAAGTTTAGGTATCCTGAACAGACTCAATTTAGTACAATCTATGATTCATCACAATATGATGCAGAAGGTCTTATATCTTATGGAGATAGTTTACTTATATTTACCAAAAACAAACTTAAAAAGGTAACAGAGATATACCGACTACCGAAGATAGGTGGTGACTATGAAGCAGAGTTGGTTGGTGTAATAGATACTAAATTAATCATTACATCTGCAGACTATGATGAGACTAATAAACTATTAGTAATGACAGGTACAGTCAATTTTAATGATTACCATTTAATAGTAATAGAAGACTTTGTATTAAATAAAAGTTTTTCTATTAAAACTTATACAATATCTGTTGGTAAATCACAAATAGAAGCCATTAAAATATTAGATTCTACTACTTTTTGGATAACTTCAGAGGATGAAGGTAGTGTTGATGCTGCAAGATTATTTAAATTTTATTTGTAGAAAATAAAAGAACTTATCTAAAAAAACTTTCCTTTTCATATCTTTTATATTTATATGAGTATAAAAGTATAAGAAAAAAGGGAGATAATGGCTACATCAAGAATATGGAAAGGCACTGCGACATTTAGGAGTGGTAGTTCTACCCCATTTGGAACACATGATAGTGATTTACAATTTCAAACCGATGCACCTAAAGTTGCTTCGTGGTGTGCTAAGAGATTAGGATACCCAATAGTTGATGTTGAGTTAGAGTCAGGTAGTTTCTTTGCAGTATTTGAAGAAGCGGTAAGTGAATACTCAGCTCAAGTAAATCAATTTAATATAAGAAACAATCTAGGTGCTTTAGAAGGACAACCAACGGGTTCAAACTATACAGGTCAGTCAGTTCAAGGTAGTGAAATCAACAATGTAATTACTATTGCAGAGTCTTATGGAACATTAGGTCAAGTTGGTGGTAATGTTGATATTAAAAAAGGAAGTATAACAGTCAATACTGGTTCACAAGAGTATGACTTAAAAACATTATGGGCTGATGTAAGTGAAAGTGGTGAAGAAATTGCAGTAACAAGAGTATATCACGAAGCTTCACCTGCTATACAAAGATTCTTTGACCCTTACTCAGTAAGTGGACAAGGAACACTTAATTTAATTGATGAGTTTGGTTTTGGTTCATTTTCACCAGCAGCACAATTTATTCTAATGCCTATCTATGAAGATATGTTGAGAATACAACAGATTGAGTTTAATGACCAATTTAGAAAATCTGCATTTACATTTCATTTGGTAAATAATAAACTGCAGATTTTTCCAAAACCAACTCAAGAAGATAATTTATGGTTTGAGTATTATGTTAAAAAAGATTTTAGAGAAGGTAGTACTGTTATTTTACCTAATGTAGTATCAGATTACTCTAATGTTGGATATAACTTCAATGAGTACTCAAAGATAAACGATGTTGGTAAACAATGGATAAGAAAATACACACTAGCCCTTGCTAAAGAATTATTAGGAGCTATACGAGAAAAATATAGTTCTGTTCCAATACCAGGTTCTGAAGTATCATTAGATGGTGCGGCTTTACGAGCTGAAGCTCAAACCGAAAAAGATTCACTTATCGAACAATTAAGAGAAAATCTTAATGAGGTAAGTAGAAAACAAAGAATGGAGAATGAAGCAGCTATGGTAGAACAACAAGAACAAATAATAAAAAGAGCACCTTTAGCAATATACGTAGGTTAATAAATGGCGAAATTTTTCAACTCAAAGGATTTAGATTTTCTAAAAACTATTTCTGAGGAAGTAGTAGATTATGTGGTAGCACAATATGTGACCTTATTTAAGGTTTCTGTTGGTGAATCCAAAACTAACTTATATGGTGAAAGTTTAGGAAGAGTATACCACGAACCCGCTAATCTAATGTGTATTGTTGATAGAGAACCTATGAGTCAACAATACGAAGGTTTCGGTCCTGATTCTCGCCAAGTATCAGAGTTTAGATTTAATAGACAAAGATTGAGAACTCAAACTTTACCAACCATAACAACTATAAATGGTAATGAAGTTCCAGCAGATGCAATACAAAATACAACATATGGGTATCCTGAGATAGGTGATGTTATTTTGTTTGATGAAACTTATTTTGAAATAACCAAAATAGTAGAAAACAAGTTAATAGGTGGATTACCTGATGTATATGATGATGTTAACAATGAATTTGGTGATGCTAACTTACAAGTTGTAGCAACTGGTGTTATGGTAAGAAGGTCACAAGTTCAAATAGTAGATAGGGTGGTGTAATATGGCTTTAGACCCAATGAGAAGACCACTTAATAGAGCAGAACAACTTAAAACTGAACCAAGAAATCAGATGGGTATAAGACTATATGATGTTGACTTGGCTATTGCAGAATATATGACTGATACTGTTGTTCCAACTGTGGAAAGTTTGGGTGAAAAGATAAAAATACCTGTAATTTATGGTAATCCTGAAAGATATAAAGCAGTAAGAAAAGATGGGTATTTGAGAGATAAAAAAGGAGCTTTACAAATACCTCTTATAATGTTTAAGAGAAATTCAATCAACAGAGATGACACTATTCCTAACACAATGAATAGAAACTTGTCTTATCCATCAGTATCAAAGTATTCTAAAAAACACAGATACGATAGATTTTCAGCAATGACATCTACTCAACGACCTGTTGAACAATACAATATTACTATACCTGATTATGTGAATATAACATATGAGGTAATCATTTGGACTGACTTTACCGAACATATGAATAAGATTGTAGAGGCATTCCAATATGCAACAGATGAATATTGGGGAGATAAAGAAAAGTATAAGTTTAGAGTAAAAATAGACTCGTTTGATAATACTACCGAAGTTGGTGAAACAGAACAAAGAATAGTAAGAACTACATTTACAATGGCAGTATATGCTTATCTTTTACCAGAAAAATATGATAATCAACCAACAACTCAAAAAACTCTTACTAATAAAAAAGTGGTATGGGGAACTGAAACAGATTTAACAGGTGGAGGTGGTGTTCCATTCTCACAACAAAGTTTATATAATGAATATTCTGATGTAATTGACTTTATGGCAGTTCGTGGTTCTCAAGAAGCAACTTATGTAAGTGCAGATTCAATAAAACTATCAAATGTTAGATTACCAAGGATACCACCAGAATTAACAGATGTTTTTTCAGCTGAAGATTATTTTAGAGTGTATATAAATGGTGTATTTATCAAACCAGAAAAATATACTTATGCAAAATCTGGTAATGAAATTAATTTTACTTTTGATACAGGTTCATTATCAGTTGGTGGAAGTTATCCAGATGATTTAATTGCAACAACAGGTTCATTAGGTTATATAATAGAAAATACAGATGAAATTGGTATAACAGGAAAGTTTATTGAATTATGATAAATGAATTAAAAGTCATATTAGAACAAGTACATGAACCAAATGAGTTTAGATTAATATCACATAATTTAACTCATACTATTTACTATATTTTTAAATTAGAAAATGTAAAAGTAAAAGATTTAAGATTAGATTTAAGAGAATATAGAAAAGAGCATGCTAGATTTGATGTTTTTGTAAATGGACAGTATATTTTAGAAAGAGATTATATTACGGAATATAGAGGAACAACTTTTTTTGTTAAATTTTTAAAATCTAACTTTCCATATCTTTTAGATGATACGGATGATATTAAAGTAGAAGGAGATTTGGAGTTATTATGAGCAAACCAAGACCAAATATTGGGGTTGTACCTTTTAATGATAGACAAAGAGTAAAAGACTTGGTTTTAAAGGTATTAGATGATGTAGGGATATTTGAACATACACCAGACAGTATATCTTTAGTAGGTGGTACTATATTTATTTTAACACTTTCTAACAAAAGATTTAACTATGAAGAAGTAAAAGTTGATATAGAAAGTGATTATGTTGATGTATATTTACAAGGAATTAAGAAATCTGCTAATACTTATATAATACAAGAAGTAGGAACAGATATAGTTATAAATTTTACAGAGAATATTACTCTAAGTCCAATAGACATAGTTAAAGAGGACTTTTTAGTAAAAGGAAAAATAGTGAGTAGATAGTAGATGGCAACATTAATTCAAAGTAAACAGATTGAAGGTGTAGTATCCGCATCAAATATTGCGGGTGATTTTACCGTTGGTGGTGATATTGTAGCTCCATCTGGTACTGCAAGTCTTGGTCAAGCGATTGTAGGTAGTATTTCTTCATCAGGTCCTATTCTTGGTGTTAGATATGATGATATAGATGGTTCACCTGATATTATTGCAGGTACTAATATTACAGTTGTAAAAGACGGTAGTAATTTTATTATTTCATCTTCAGCAACAGGAGATGCCGATGTAACTGCACTTAATTCTTTTACTTCATCTTATTTTGTTGAATCTTCATCATTTGATACAAGAATAAATGAACTTGTATTATCAGATGGAAGTGCTTCTTTTAATGGAGATAGAGTTGTTACCAATGAAAATCTACCGAGTGGTGTTTACAACGTAAATTTTGAAACAACAACAACAGTACAAGAATTTTTAAATGCAGTATTCTTTCCAAATATTGGTAACAATGCCCCATCGATTACAACAGGTAATCAGACTATTGAGGAGTTTCAAACCAATGGTGCAACAATAACTACTATTTCTGCAACAGATGCAGATGGTGATTCTCTAACGTTTAATACAGGTTCATCTTACACAGATGATTTAGTACGAGTAGCTTCCAACGGAGTTATGACTTTAAATGTAGTACCAACATCGGCATCATTTAATACAGATTTAGTATCTGTTGGTGTTCATGGTCATTTAGTACCAATAACTGCAAACGATGGTACTGATACTACTTCTAAAAATATTTATATTATTGTTACTCCAAATGAGGCACCTGTATTTAGAGAAACTTCGGTAAGTGGTAATGTTATTACATCTGTTACTGTAAATTTAAATGAAAATTCAACTGATGACACATTAGTCAAACGAGTTTATTTTACTGACGCAGAAAGTGATACAATTACTATTCATTCAAGTTCAATTGATAATAATCATTTTGAAGTAATCAAGTATGCTACTTATGTTGATATTTTACAGAATACTTCTTCTTTAGATTACGAACAACAAACTTCTTATACATTTAGTATTAGTGCATCTGATGAACACTATCCAAGTCAAGATTCTAATGCAATAACTGAATTACCTATTACGATAAACGTAACTGATAACTTGGCTCCTACTATTAATAATCAAACTTTATCAGCAATAAACGAAAACTCTGCTAATGGAGCAACAGTTGGAACATTAACTGCTGCAGATAATGAAAGTGATAGTATTTCATTTGTAACTTTTGATTTATACAAATTATTTTTAGACAGTTCAGAAGTGACACAAGGAACTTATGGTGGTACTTCTCAAACTACTGACCCACATGAAAATCCTTTCCAAATGGATTCAAGTGGTGTAGTAACTAGAAAAACTGGTATTTATTTAAATTCTGATTTAATTGACTCTTATCAGTACCAAGTAAAAGTAAAAGATAACTTTAACGCTCTTATTTCATCGGCTTCGGTAATAACTATTCCTATTGATGATGATACTCCTGCAACTTTAACTGATAACTGGTCAGTTGGTCCTTATATTAAAGAGTCAGAACTAAATTCTGCAACTATTAAAACTACTGATTATGGTTCTACTCAAGCTGCATATACATCAGACCAAACAGGTACATGGTCATCTTCCAACCCAGCAATTGTAATCAATTCAAGTGGTCAATTAAGTATGGGTGTTCAACTTAATGGTTCGGTAACTCAAAGTGGTGAAACTATTGATACAACCATTACATTTGTAAGTGATTTTGGTTCTACAACTACTGACTCAATCTCGGTAAGTGTAGTTGCAAACGATGCACCAACGGCAACCTTTACCAACCAAACTGCTAATTTCTTAGACAACTTAGCAACCACAGGTACAACTATGGTAAGTATGAGTATTACTGATACCGAAGATGATGTACCTTATGATGTTACTTTAAGTGGTACGGATGCATCAAGTTTAGAATTGTCTTTCGCAAACTCTGACTCATCATCTGTTGGTATTCAAGCTTCTACTAATTTAAGTGTTAAAACTTACTCCTATGATGTTACTATTGTAGATAATTACAGTAAATCTACAACTTATAGTAACCAAACATTTACAATCGCTGAAAATGATGCACCTGTTGCTTCATTTACAGACAATACATCAAATTATGAAACTGATAATGCCAATTTAGGTGTATCAATGGTTAGTGTTAATATTACCGATACTGAAAACGATGTTCCTTTTGACGTAGTTTTAAGTGGTACAGATGCAAGTTCACTACAAATGACATTTGCTAACTCTGACTCATCATCTTTAGAAATAGAAGCAGCATCAAGTTTAGCAGCCGCAACTTACAATTATACACTAACAGTAACAGATACTGCTGGTAAGAGTAATGCTTATAGTAGGAGTTTCACTATTACCGAATCAGCGGCACAACCAAAAGTTTATATTTATCGTTCAAATTATGGTAGTGAGGCTGGTTTAAGTGGTAATTACAATGCTCTTATGGGTGCATCTACTGTTACAAGTGATACTCCACCTGAAGTTAGTGCATATACAGCTAATAGTTTATCACCATATAGGTTAATAAGTTCTTCATTGGGAGATGATACTATGACTTTAGCTGGATCAAAGACTATGACAAAAGTTGCAACTTTAAGTGGTTCTCACTTTGACACAATTATTAGTGAGTCTAATCCTTTTACAATGGGAGCCTCCGCAGAACAATACATTATTATAGCACCATCTGGTTCAACAATGACAGGAATACCAACTTCAATGACAGATGGTTTTGGTGATAATACAGAAGGAAGATATGTGTTTGCTTTAAAAGGTGATGGTGGTACATGGGGACAAGAACCATCGGTAATACACTTGATAGATACTGTTGGTTCAATAAATGGTTATGATAAACATTTCGTCATTGGTAGGTCAGGACAAAACGCAGTGACAAGTGCAGAAATAAGAATAATTCCGGCTTCAGGTTCATTACCGAGTTAATATTTATATAGGGAGAAGAATACAAGATGCCATCATTTAATAGTAAAGTCCAATTAACATCTACCGCAGCTAGTTCAAATATCGTTTTAGCAGATATTGAGCGTATTAAAGGTGCGTTTAAGGTATATACATCGGCTGACCTTGCAAGTACAAATATTGCTTATTTCTCAGATGGCCAGATATTTTACTTAGAGGATAGTGGTTCTCTCTACAAAGCTAATGTTACTTTAGCAGATTATATTGAAGTTTTAGAAGATACTGTAACATTTGAACCATTCTCATTTGATAGTGGTTCTTTTGTATCGGCTTCTTTTGATGGGGTCAATACCCTAACTTTATTTGGCCAAGATTTAGAAGGTTCTGAAAGAGTTTCTCAATCTATTGATTTATCTCCACTAACTGGTTCAGCTGAAAGTGGTGCAAGTGTAACTGTTTCAGATACTGCACCGGAATCTCCATCAGAGGGTGATTTATGGTGGAAATCAAATGATGGTAGTCTTTATGTTTATTATGATGGATTTTGGGTCATTTCAGTTGATACCTCAACTAATTTACCATCAGGAACTATAAGTGGTTCTTCTCAAGTAGTATTTAGTGATATTGGGGGATTGCCAAGTGGATTAGTTTCTTCTTCGGAACAAGTAGATTATCTACAATGGGATGTAGCAAGACAAATTAATGGTAGCGGCCCTTGGACAAAAGTTATTATTGACGGTCCTGGTTTAGAACAGGGTTCTCATGGTATGACTGGTTTACCAGGTGAAGCTGAACCTGATTTATACCTCCAACGAGGAAAAAAATATAGATTTAGAAGAACAGGTCAGAATGATACTTTTAGAATATACGAAGAAGCTGCTTTAACAACAGAATATACTACGGGTGTTACAAATGCCGCTCCAGATAGATATGATTATATGGAGTTTGAGGTTCACTATAGTGCACCAAGAACACTTTACCTTGGTATGCGAGGTGTTGTCTATAACTACTCAGTATTACACATTTTAGATGAAATACCACAAGGAACTATTTCGGGTTCAGACCAACTTACTTCTTCGTATGATAGTAGATATGAATTACAAGGAAGAGGTATAGTATCTGGTTCAGACCAAGTAACATCATCTTTAGATACTAGATATATTTTAAGTTCATCTTACTTAACAGATTCCGCTTCATTTGATACAAGAATTGAAAATGTAACTTCTACAGGTGGTGCAGATTGGGATACTACACTTTTAAATATTCCGAGTGGAATACTATCTTCTTCTACTCAAGTTGTTGATAGTTTACCAAGTGGTGTATTGAGTGGTTCTGACCAATTAACTTCTTCTTATGATGAAAGATATATTTTAAGTGGTAGTATCACAGACACAAATTGGGAAAGTATAGAAGGAAAACCAAGTGGGTTAGTTTCAAGTTCAGACCAACTTACTTCTTCTTATGATAGTAGATATGTTGTAGATACTGGTATTGGTATAATTACAGGTTCTCAACAAATATCTGACTTAGGATTTGTAAGTGGTTCGTTTTCTTCATCAGTTGACTCTGATAGTGCTCGCTTAACATTTGGTGACGATATTTCATCCTTTAGATTAAGAAATGGAGGTAGTGCTGAGTCAATCGTATTTAGTAGTTTAGAATACGGAGGAGAACCAACTATTGGAATTAAACTTGGGGGTGGTATTGTTTCATCATCTCAACAAGGAGAAGATGCAATTTCTTCGAGTTACTATCCGATAACGGGTGGTTATCTATCGGGTAGTATAACACTTGGAGAAAATAATGGTGATGGTTTAATATGGTCTAGATATTTTAGCGTTGGGCCCGATGGAAATCCAGGAACTAGACAAGGTTGGATAAAAACTTACATTTCATCTTATTCTGACTCAAACTCAAGGATGGAGTTCCAAGAAGCCGCGACTGGTAAATTCTTATTTACATTTGCAGGTAACTACCTTTATCCTAGAACTATGGAATATAGTTATACGAATGGTCTTACTATACAAAGAGGTGGTATAAGTACACCTAGTGGTTCTGATACAGATTGGTATACCGGTTTTAGAGAAAGAATAATAAGTGCTTCTTTTAATTCTGATACTGGGGATATTAAACTACATCAACCAAATAATGCATTTATTACCATCGATGGTCTTGATAGTAGATATATCAGACAAGTAACACTTGATAATTTAAGTCAATCACTTGATGATAGTATTACAAATGTAAGTCAATCCCTTGCAACAAGCTTAGACGAAAGAGCTTCTCAAACTCTTGATTTTAATTCAGTAAATAACGTATTAACTATATTAGATGGTAATAGTGTTGATTTATCTTCTCTTGCTGGTGGTGGTGGAGGTGGAGGTGGTTCATCCATTTGGTCAACCGGTTCAGATTTTTATTATGTAGATGCAGACTTACAAGTAACAGGTTCTTTTAGATTAGACGGAAGTATTACTGCATCTGATGGAATAATAGCCACAACTTTAAGTGGTGCTTTAGACTATAGTGATTTAGTTAATGTCCCAAGTTTACTAAGTTCATCTACACAAGTTGTAGATTCTCTTCCAAGTGGTGTTGTAAGTGGGTCTTCTCAAATACAGTTTAGTGGTTTAGGTGGTATACCAAGTGGATTTATATCTTCCTCAGACCAAGTTTTAGGTGGGACAGGTATTGTTTCTAGTTCACAACAAGTACAAGCGTTTGGTGTACCAACAAGTTCAGACGCTTATACTGGTTCATATGATATTAGATATGCATTAAGTTCATCAGTAGCAACACAGTTTTCTGATTTTGATGCTCGTATCGATTCGGTAGAATCAACAGGTGTACCACTCGGAACAGTATCTTCTTCTGCACAAACAATAGCAAATCTACCAACAGGTACTGCTAGTGGTTCTGAACAATTTACTGCATCATATGATTCTAGATACTTAAATGTTCTTGGTGATAACGTAGTAAGTTCATCTCAACAAGTTATTGGCCACTTACCAAGAGGTGTAGTAAGTGGATCTATACAAGTACTTGGTGGTAGTGGTATTGTATCATCATCACAACAAATTGGAAAATACATAACTTCATTAGGTGGTGTAACAAGTTCAGATGGATATACTGCATCATATGATACTAGATATTTAACACAAGAAAATTTTGGAATTGAATCATCTTCTTTTGATAGTAGAATTCAAGCAATAGTTGATGCTGGAACACCACCTGGTACAGTTTCTTCATCTGCACAGACAATAGAAAATCTTGGTGGTTCTGGTATCATATCAGGTTCATCTCAAGTAACTTATAGTGATATATCATCGATACCAAGTGGTATTCTAAGTAGTTCAGGTCAAGTAGTATTAAATAATGCTGATTTTACTGGTTTTGATACTACTGATATTGATGAAGGAACCAACTTATATTATACCGATGAAAGGGTAAAAGATAAAATGGATACTGATGGTGTTATTTCATCATCACAACAAGTAGTTGATTATTTACCAATTAATACATTTAGTGGTTCATTCACGGGTTTAGGTGGAACATCCGTAATTACCGAAGATGGTAATATTTTTGTAAGTTCATCAAGATTTTTATTTAATGGAAATAGAGCAATTTCACAAGATTTATTTCCACAAATGAAATCATCTTCATTTACACCAGGAACATCTGGCTCGATATTAGAATTTCTTGAAGCAGTATTTTATCCAAATGTACCACCAACGATAACAAGTGGTAATGGAACTATAAATGAATTTGAAACAACAGGTACTCTCATAGGTTCAGTCACTGCTACCGACCCACAAGGACAAGTTATAACTTTTGGTACATCATCTACATATACTGATGATTATGTAAGAGTGGCATCCAATGGTGGTATTACTTTAAATACTTTAGCTACTTCTGCTTCTTTTAATACAGATTTAGTATCTGCAGGTGTTCACGGTCATTCGGTTATTGTAACCGCAACAGATACATTTAATAGTGGTAGTGAAAAAGAAATATTTATAATAGTGACTCCTAATTCGGCACCTGTGTTTAGAGAATCATCAACTTCGGGTAATGTCATTACTCAAGCTTCATCTTTTGTATCTGAAAGTGCAGAAAATGGTACTTTAGTAAAAACAATATATTTTACAGATGTAGATACAGATGATATTACAATACAAGTTGGTGATATTGTAGATGAAGCTTTTAATGTATCTGTTTCGAGTGATTCCTTAACCATATCAGTAAATACCTCGTCTTTAAATTCAGATTATTTAGATTTATACACATTTGATATTACTGCATCTGATGCACACTACCAAGAAGGTAATGATTTAAATGCGATTACATATTTACCAGTTTCAATTAGTTTACAAGACAATGCAATACCTACTATTAACGACCAAATATTAGGTGATATCAATGAAAGGTCTGCCAATGGGGCAAGTGTTGGTTCAATAAGTGCTGATGATGTTGAAGGAGATACAATTAATTTTTCTAACTTTGTTTTACATCAATTACAATTGGATGGTAGTGAAGTAAGTATAGGAACTTATGCCGGTACATCTCAACTAACCGACCCACACGAAAATCCATTTTCAATGGCTTCAACAGGTGAAGTAACTCGTAGAGCCGGTAGATACTTAAACTCAGATTTAATTGACAGATATATTTATTCTGCATCTGTGTCTGACCAATACAATAGTGTTTCAAATCCTGCACTTATTACAATTGATATATTAGATGATACACCAGCGACTTTATTTAATAACTGGTCAGCAGGACCTTATATCAAAGAATCAGAATTAAGTGGTACAACTATAAAAATAATAAACTATGGTTCAACAGCTGCTGATTATAATGTAATTCAATCAGGTAACTTTACATCATCTAATCCAGCTATTGCTATTAATTCATTTGGTAATTTATCACTAAATGTTGATTTAAGTGGTTCAACTACTCAAAGTGGAGATACTATTGATACAATTATTACTTTTACAAACGATTTTGGTACAACTACTACTGACTCAATAACAATTCAGGTAGTTGGTAATGCATCACCAACAATTACATTTACCGACCAAAGTGATAACTTTAATACTAATATGGCTACAAGTGGAACAACTATGGTGAGTATGAGTGTAAGTGATACTGAAGATGATGTACCTTATTCTGCTTCGATTGGCGGAACAAATGCAAGTGACTTTACTTTAGTATATTCAAATACAGATTCTTCTTCGATAGGATTACACGCTAATAGTAACTTAGTAGCTGGAACTTATACTTATGATATTTCAGTTACTGACACTTATAGTAAAACAACAACTTATAGTGGAAGAACCTTAACAGTTGCTCAAGCTGACGATGGAACAATGTCTACAAATGGAACTTTGTATGTTATTGAATCAGCCGTAGGTGGTGATAATATTGTTCTCGGAACAAACGGATTTACAGGTACACAAGGTAGAGTAAGTGTTACTTATTCACCTGATTACGGAACACAAGCAGTTTCTACTTTTGCATCATCTAATGCACTTATTGATATTGATTCTGATGGTTATCTAACAGTTGGAAATGATATAAGTGGTAGTGGTACATTAAGTGGTAATACTATAACATCAACTATTACATTTACCGACCAATATGGTAATAGTGATTCCGATACAATTTCGGTAAGTGTAAGGCAAAATAATGCACCAACTGCAACTAATACAACAGTTACCAATAATAATACAAATCAAGCAACTGGTTCGGAAAGAATATTAAGATTAACATTAACAGATTCGGAAGGTGATAGTATTCCAAATAGTGGATTATCATTTAGTGGATATAATACAACATACTTCACACCTTCAATATCAACTCCAAATATGGAATTAAATGTAAATAGTACATCAGTACCTGCTGGTACATATTCTTATACTGCAAATATACAAGATGAGCATGGTTTTAGAACAAATACTGTTAATAACACATTTACAATTAACCAAGCTGACACAGGAACACTTGGTGGTGATACCGCTATATACATTATTGAATCAGCAGAAAGTGGTGAAGTATTTAGAGACCAAACAGGATATAACGCTGGAAACGCAGCACAAGTAACTGTTTCTTATTCACCTGACTATGGTTCGGCATCTCCACAATCATTTACTTCATCTAATCCAGCTATTTCAGTAGATAATAGTGGTAATTTAACACTTGGTGTTAATATTAGTGGTTCGATAACTCAAAGTGGTGCTACTTTTACATCAGATATAACATTTACTGATGAGTATGGAAATGTTGGTAGTGGTTCAGTAACTGCAACTGTATTTGGTAACTCATCACCTGTGGCAAGTTTTACTCAAACAACTAACTATGGTAATGAAGACGCCATAGGTGGTTCAAATGCTGGTTCTGTTACTATAACTGATACTGAAGGAAACTCACCATTTACAATAACCGTTGGTGGTACTGATGGTGGTAAATTTACTGCAACAAGTGGAACATCTCCACTTTATATACAACCAACAGGTTCATTGTCTGTTGGAACTTATACAATAGACATAACAGTTACTGATAACTATGGTGAAACCGTAACCTTAACTGGTGAAACAATTACAGTAGAACAATCTGCAGATTACGGTAAAACATTTATATATACTTCTACGAGAACAGGTGGAGGTACTTTAAGTGACGGTAACTATGATGGTTTAATGGGTATAACATCAGAAAATACCTCAACTGATCCAGATTTAATTACAGGATATCAATCGATTGGCCCTTCACCAATATTTGAATTGAAGGATGGTCACTTAGGTGACTCTTCTATAACAGTAGGTGGTGGTACTCTAACAAAACGAGCAGAAGTAAGTGGTTCAAACTTAGATACTATTATTTCAAGTTCATTTAGTGGAGATGGTACAACTGCAGATCAAATATTAATAATATTCCCAAGTGGTTCTGATATGGGTGGAACACCAACATCTATGACTGATAATTTGGGTGGTAGTACAGTAGGTGAATATGTATTGTATGTAAAAGCAGCAGGCGAGTCAAGCTTTACTGTCGGAGGAACTCAAATTCATATGTTTGATGTAGATAGTGCAGTAGAAGGTTATACAAGATGGAACATTATCGGTAGAAATACTGTAAATACTGCAGCATCATATGAAATAAGATTAATACCATCAAGTGGTTCTGCACCATAAATGATATTTATATTAGGAGAAGAATAAGAAATGCCATCATTTAGTAGTAAAGTCGAATTAACATCAGCTGCCTCTAGTTCGGGTACCGCTCTTGCGGACATCGACCTAATCAAAGGTGCGTTTTATACAGTCGCTTTATTCACCGACTTATCTAACATCCCTATAGCTAGAATATCGGATGGCCAGATTGTATGGGTAGAGGATGCAGGTGCAACTTATCAAGCAACAGTAACTCAACCAGATTTTATTACTACATTTGTTCCAACAGTTTCTTGGGCAGAATTTACAGGTTTTGGTTCTGGTGGTGGTGGAGGTAGTGGTGATATTACTGCCGTTATAGCTGGTGATGGTATGATAGGTGGTGCATTCTCTGCAACCGCAACTCTTCATGTGGGTCAGGGTAATGGTATAATTACAGGTTCAGATGCAATTTCAGTAAGAGCTTATAATGGTATAACTGTTGACTCAAACGGTGTATCCGTTAATCCTTATAATGGTATTACAGTAGATACAAATGGTGTTAGTTTAAACACCGGTTCTGCTCATTTTATTGAAGCAGTACAGAATGTTAATTTAGATGGTGGTACTATTTAAAAAAAATACTTACAATCCCTAAGAAACTAATTTAAATCCATATTTATATGGGATACTATATAGTGTCACTATTGGCAAATGTCCATTCAAAAAAATACAAAGGTTTTTTTATAAAAAAACAAACAATTAAAAACAATTAATAGAGATAATATATTATGGCACAAATTATTAGAATGAAACGTGGTTCTCTTGAGGCAGTTGTTTCGGCAACACCTAGAGCAGGGGAATTACTAGTTATAACAGGATCCGAGGGCATTACGGCAGCCAATGGTGATGGTTTAGTAATGGTTGGTATTGATGGTAGTACATTAACACCAGCTAACAAAGTTTTTCAAGGAACTGCTACACCTGACTTTACCACTGCAGATTATGACACTTCGATTGACGGTATACCTTTTTACCGTACTGACTTAGAAAAGTTATTCATCCTTAACAAAGGTGGTAACGTAGAAGTAAAGGCAACTCCACAAACAGGTGGAACAAATATTTATTCATCTTCTGTTCAAGTAGCAGCTGATGTAACTACTAACGACCAATCTTTCGATTTTGGTAGTGGAACTTTAACAACAACTGGTTTATCATCTTTTGCAATCATTTCTGGTTCATCAATTGATTTAACAGGTAATGCAAAAGTAGATGGTAGTATTACAATCGATACCAACGCATCAGTTGGTGGTGACTTAACAGTTACTGGTCAAGCAGACTTTGCTGGTATTTCTGGTTCTTCATTAGATATCACAGGTGATGCTAAGATAGATGGTAACATCACATTAGGTGGTAACCTAATCTTAGGTGATGATCCAGATAATGATAGTGTAACTTTCAACTCTGATGTCGCTTCAGACATTTTACCAGATGGTGATGGTACTCGTGACTTGGGTTCAAGTACTTTAAGATACGCTGAAGTTCACGGTCAAGCTATTTTTGGTGCAATTAGTGCATCAAATGGGGTAGTTTCTGGTTCATCTCAAGTAGTAATTTCAGACACAACAGGATACACTGCTTTTAGTCAATCTATTGATGCAACTGATGTAGCTCAATCTGGTAGATTAGATAACTTAGAATCTTTTTCTTCATCTGAAGAAGCTAAAAACTTAGTTCTTGAAACTGTAACTTCTTCATTAGACCAAAGAGCTTCTTCTCTTGAGTCTTACACAAGTTCATTTGCTTCTGATACTGTAACTCTTACTAACAAAACAATTGATGGTAGTAACAATACATTACAAAATATAGCAAACGCTTCATTGAGTAACTCTTCAATCACAATAAGTGGTACTGAAGTTGCACTTGGAGAGTCTATTTCAGACGAAGTATTATTTGGTGGAACAGGTATCGCTACCGGTTCTTCTCAAATCGTAGCATACTTAGCAGACCAAGCTACTGATTTCGGTACTGGTAGAGTAAGTGGTGATAACTTTGGTGACGCTGCTGGAACTTCAACTTTCACAGGTTCATTTAATGGTGATGGTGCAGGTCTAACTGGCGTAGCAGTAGCACTTAACTTATCTTCATCAGATGATGGTACTAACTTATCACTTGCTGCTAAAACAGAAGTACTTAGTTTTGCTGGTACTGCAAACGAAGTTGATGTAACTATTAACGATGGTACAAACACAGTACAAATCGCTTTACCAGATGACGTAGTAATCGGTGATAGTCTTACTATCCAAGGTAACTTAACAGTTAATGGTACACAAACTATAGTAGATTCTGAAAGAGTCAAATTAGCAGATTCAATCATCGAGTTAAGTGGTTCATCCGCAGCATTTGGTGGTCTTTATGTAGTTGATACAGTAGCTTCTGATTTCAATACAGGTTCGTTACTATATGACGCAGCTAATGACTATTGGGTAGCTGGTAAAAAAGACGCGGAGTCAAAAATCGCAGTTATGGGAGGTGATAACTTATTCACATCTTCTGTACAAGTTGATATTACTGATACAACAGGATACACTGCATTTAGTCAATCCATAGATGCAACTGATGTAGCTCAATCTGCAAGACTATCTTCAATTGAAGCTTTTTCTTCATCTGAAGAAGCTAAAAACTTAGTTCTTGAAACTGTAACTTCTTCATTAGACCAACGTTCATCTGCTTTAGAAGCATTTTCTGCATCTGAAGAATCAAAAAATGATACTCTAGCAATACTAACTGCATCTATTGATGACAGATTAGGACAACTAGAAGTTGAAACTGGTTCAATCGAATCTGAACAATTGGTTCAAGATGGAAGATTAGACAACTTAGAAATCACATCTGCATCAAACATTGACAGATTAGACCAACTAAGTGCAGTTTCTCACTCACACGCAAACAAAGCAAATCTTGATGTTATTAACCAAGACCTATCGACTTCTGATAATGTAGAATTCGCAGGTATTTCTGGTTCTTCATTAG